TAGTCACTTCTCCAAAATATTTAGGCCCATCTGAGGTGTATAAAAGAGATATACCACCCACATCATTGTACACTACAGATTTAAGTGCGACTTTAACTTGTTTTGAGGATTTGCCATAAAGATCAAGCCTTCCGCTGACCCATACATAAAATTCATTCTTTTTCATACTTGTGTATTTTCTTTGGTTTCCCAATTAAGTAGGCTTATAATCCTATCCCGTCCAACTGGATTTGCACTTTGAGATTTATACATCGGAATTTCAATGTTATTCTCACGGCAATATTTAACCATCCAAGCAGCACAATCATAACCAGTTTCCGTATGGTTTCGTTCTCGTTGATACTTGTCCGACTCATAATAATTACCCCAATATTTTTGAGGAGTGTAATGTTCCAGTTTAAGGTCATGGTCGAACCAAACCATATCAACATTTAATTTAGGGAACATATGGGTAAATTCTTTCATGCTTTTACACCAAAAAATATTATTTTTATCCCTATATACTTTAGCAGTATGTTCCTTTGGGTCACGTATATCATCTAGCCAAATTACAGTTTGTTTCATTACGATGTTGTTTTATTATGATGGCTGGCAAATGCTATCTCTCGTCCAAACATGTATGTTGCTACTTCTTTAAAAGAAAATGGTCGATATTCCCCAAACATTTTATATGCTTGGTCTACACCCACATCCAGAATTTTTCCGGGAACACCTTCTTTAAGACTTCCATGACAATGGCCATGAATTAGCCAACTACCCTTATGATGTTGGTGATGTGAAATCATCGGATAATGACACACTACCATTTTTTTTCCTCTAAACTGTAAGTAGAGGACATGATCTGAAAGGGAGAACGGATTTTGAGCCTTACCATTGATAAAGTTATGGTCGTGATTTCCATAAGTACCGAAAATTACTTCGACATTTAGTTTTTCACGAAATTCTTGAGCTTTAGATGCTCCCCCAAAAGACCAATCTCCGCAATGGATAAGTAAGTCATCAGATTTTACATATTTGTTAATCCCCTCAACCATTGCGGCGTTCATTTCATCGAGTGTTTGGAAATCCCTTGTACCAAGAGTCCCACCGCCTTCCCATGTGGAGATTCCGCGTGTTATATTTTTATGCCCGTAATGACTGTCCGAGGTCAGCCATACATTTTTAAAGCTGTTTATACTATTAAATTGTATCATTAGTTTCTTGGATAAAATTTTTCACCCTTGTATGTATCAATTAGATTTTGAAAAGCTTTAAAATGGTTTTCAATAACAAAAGCTGGAATTGTTTTTCCAGTAGTTGCACTACGGAGAGCATTACGCTCATTAAGCGTCTCTAACGAGACTTGTGGCATGAAGTGTATATGAATGTCAGCAAAGTCGCCAAACCACGTTAGCGTGTCCTTAATATATGCTTCATGAAGATGTGTAGCATCTAATACTACGTTGTACCCCATTGACAGTAACATGATGGTACTACCTTTAACCATATCGGTTATCATGTTTTCTTCTTCTTTGTTTCCCTGTCTATATTCTCCAAATAGATGCTCGCGAAAATTATCGCGGGAGATAATGTAGTACCCTTCCTTTGCCCTTTTTCTAGCAAATGTTGATTTACCGGAGCAAGATGGCCCAACCATTAAGAGGAGGTTTGGGGTGTCATCAGTTTTTATTTTGTACTCGTTCATGATTTTTATTTTTTGTTGTATTACACTAACACCATCAAAGAGAAAGGTGATGATCTCTCACCCCCTTTTAACAAAACTTTATGTTTTATGCGGTTTCTTCCATGTCCGCTTCTCCTGCATCGTTCTGTTTTTTCTCCCAATCGTTTATTCGATTAAAGACTCAATATCAATAACATTATTATTATTATTTTCCTTTTCCATAAAAAGGAATGCTTGCGACTTGCATTTGTAGGCAGTGAACGTTGGACGGTTAAGTACCCGAACAACAACACCTTCTTCTGGAACCTTGTGGAAAGTACAAAGGTGACATTTTTTCTCGTTATAGAGTTCCTCTAACTTCGACACAAATGCGACTTTCCAATCAAGTACGTCGTCGGTTCTGTGTAAAGCAAGGAACCCTTCAACGGTGCCCTCATAAAATTTCTGAGACATATCAAAGCCATAATTGGCACAGAATCGTTCAACTTGAAAGTTGTTCAGCTCCGTAACTAAGCCATCAGCATTAGTGAGTGTTACGCGATATACGCTCAGTTTATACTCTCCGGGCTTACACCCGTAATCAAATCCCTTCTGGATCATCTGTGCGCTATTCGGAAGGTAGCCAACCGCTTCACCATAGATGCTGTAGCCTTTAGGAACCTTTGTTTTAACTTCGTCTTTAATATACCCCCAAAGATCAAAGCCATAGAACCCATCAGAAGTGTTCTTAGGGTCTTCCATGTAGCGATTTTTAACTACTTTGCGAGATGCAGCAAGATGGTCATATTCGGTCGTTTGAACACTCACCCCAAAGAATGCAGCAATGCGATCAAGTATTGAAAGTTGACGCTTAACAAGAACATTGGATACAATCCATGACGTTCCATGTAGTTTATTATGGATAACAATATTATCATCTTTATTGAGTTCTGTCATAGAACGACGCAAGTTCGCAGTATCAGAGTGAAACTGAAATTGGCCTTCGACAAGTCGTGTAAGTTTTGGCTTCTGTTTCCCCGTTTTTTGACTGCCGGATTGTTTCACAGGAACAATGTATTTGTTACATACAAGTTCCCCATTCACAGTATCGAAATATTCGCCAATGTTAGCTTCAATATCTTCCACCAAAATTCCATATACTTTCGCAAAATCTACGGCGGGGATTGTATATCCGTTACTTTTAACCCCGCGAAGTTTAATTACTTTAACCCTACGGTTTTCTTCGAAGAATCCACCCTTTGAAACAACATTCTCGTTAAGGTTGTCTTTATTGTTATCTACACGATACTCGTTAAGTTTCGACAACAGCTTATGGGATAGCTGAGATTCAGGTGGAAAGTAAATTCGCGTCTCTTTTGGGTCAGTCGTTTTTGCAACAACTACTGTACGATAATCGACAATAATAGTTGCAATTGAATCTGCTCCATCAATAGGAGAAACTTCTCCACAACGAATAATTTTAGCTGTGTAGTTTGAGTTTGATTGGTTGGTAAACATATTATTATTTTTTTGCCAGTTGGTTATTACAGAATCGTGCAGGGAAAATTTGTTCTCCGATAAGAACTCCATTACGCCACCCTCGGACTAATGCACTCGCTTTAGCATCAACTGTATTTGTACTGTTTGGTAATTCAATATAGAACACCTGAAAATCTTTTACTTGTGTAATCTGACAGGTTCCAGATATTGTAGATTCAAATTGGAAGTCTAACGTGTATAGAACGCTATCCATCATAAGCCCACTTTCCAGAAATATTGGGTCTACCCACAAGGCAGTTTCGTGTTCCATGCAATCTTGTTCGTAATTGCCATCTAAAACATACACCTCGCTCTCGACATAAACTTTTTGTTCTTGTGCAAAAATAGTAGTGGAAAATAACATTATTGCTAATATAATTAGTCTTATCATCTTAATATTGATTTAATTACCAATTAAACAAGGCAACGGCTAATAAGTTTCACCATTATTCCAGTTTTAAATGTTAAATTTTTGTTATCTTCCGTGATACTGCCACCACACAGCATTGCAATAAGCATGGACTGCACCCTCCGTCATTCCCGTATGGTGATCGTGTTGCAAATGGATTGGGTATTTTAAAAAATTTGGTGGAAACTTCTTCCAATTTATTTGTTTGTTACCAATTTCATTTGGTGGTTTTTCGTTTAAAGACTGTTCGCAGAAAAAACATTTTCCATCCTGTTCTTCAATATATTGTGCTCTGACTTTTCTACGTTCAGTCCAGTGGAGTTTAGTGTAATCTGTTGGAAGTTTGTACATATTATTATATTTGTTGGCTCGGTGGGTTATGATCCCACTTCCTCCGTTTTAAATTCTATCTTGTTTTTTACAGCGGCCCAATATTTTGATGCATCGGATTTGTGAGACAAGACCCCGGCTAACTGTAGTGCTCTAGCAACTCTATTTACGTCAACTAAAGGTATTTCAGTCATCATTGAAATCTTTGGTGCGTCCCTTCCGGTTGAGCCAATACACTTAATTATTTTAAATGCAAGTTGTTTGTCTGTAATATTCATATTTTGGTTTTTGTTCTGTGGTTCAGACGAGATTGGTTAATTATATGTGGACCTCCGGGGGATTGAACCCCGATGTCACCAATTACGCTTTCAACTGCTTATGAGACAGAGGCGATAGAGGTCCAGAAAAATTTAAATTATTAGGATAAAAAAAGAAAAATGTGAGCACGAGGGGAATCGAACCCCTATTTTCAACCAATTACCACTGTACAGATTAGAAGTCCGCCGGGATACGTGCCCATTATTAGATGTCTCCTACTTGAATATTTCGTTTTGTCCTACTCGTTATATATTTATTGTTTCTAATTCACTTAGGCAGATGAACTTTGTTCCGTTCATTTGCATTGTTTTACTTTTGTGGTGATGACCAAAAATCCAAACATCTGGTTGATGCTTTTCCCAAACAGATTGAAGTCCATTTCTTGTTTTGGTTTTATCTTTGATGTTAAACATTTTCTCGCAAACTTCTGCGGGACAATCGTGTGAAAGCATGATTGTTGGTGTTCGATATGTTATAACATCGGCAACAGATTCAAACTCTTTCAACGATAGTTCTTCATCCATAGGGAAACATAGATCGTCGTAGTTTTCCCATTCATTAGACCTTTCATTACGTTCTAGCCAGCTTTTAGCTTCAACGCGATACATTGATTCTTGGCTTACAGTTTTAGCTCCGCGAACAAAACCTATATCTTTTCCCTCAATTGTAAAGAACCCGTAATCCCCCAAAGAGAAAGGATAGCCAAGGTACGGATAAAAATCATGATTACCCATGAATATTTGATGCCGAGTAATATCAATAGGGTAGTCAATAAACTCGTCGTAAGCTTTCTTATACCCGAAGTCGCCAACCTGTATTGAGTGCAAGGGATTTTCTCTCTCTAGCAGAGCTAGATATTTTTTTACTTTACAATGTATGTCTCCGATTACAAGCATTAGTCAATTTTTATTAAGTAGTCAAAAATTGACTACTTTTTTCATTAAAAACCATATCGTTCTCAATAACAAAACGATTTCGGACAGCTAATTGTTTAACTGAATTGGTACTTATTTTAAGTCTTTTTGAAATAACTGCTATTTCCAATCCAGTGTTACGTTCAAGTAGTTTTCTAAGGTTTGCCGACTGCCGATCCAACACCTGCTCATTTGTAATTTCTGGAAGAGGGCTTTTTTCTGCAAAGAATAATTTCAGTTCAAAAAACAACAACCCAAACATTAAGTATCTTGTTCCCCGAACTCGATAGATTGTAGAAGAGAAGGGCAAGTGAAATCTTTGCCCCCCTTCTATTTGACTCCAACTAAAGTAGAAGTCTATGTGTAGTGCTTTATTTTTCATATGATATTTTCTTTTTCTAACTCTTTTCGTACATCACCCCAATGAACTAAAGGGCGACTACTAGAATCCTTCATCAACGGTATGTTTGGAGCAAGATCATCAATGTAAAGAATGTTATTGTCGCCTGATAAATCCCAAGGTAAGGGGTCAAGCTTCTCCGTTGTAAACTTAAAGTCGTATTCCGGGAACTGTTCTAAAAACCAAATATGAGCTTTCTGTAAAGACCCATGACGCATATCATGGACCCTCGCAGTGTTCACAATTATCTCATAACCTACTGCAATAAGTCGTCTTAGGACTGGTTTCCACCGAAGATTGGGAACCCCATTTTTGGGCCAGTTAAACGTCATAACTGTCCCATCGCAGTCCAAATATACTATTTTTTGTTTCATTCAAAATGTTTTTCAAACATGTGTTCTACTTCTTCGTACATATAGGGTAGGACCTCAACATCCACTTCTTTTATATCGAAATCTTTAACGTAAGTAATTTGCAAATGCTTAATTTGAAAACCTGAAAGTTCCATCATATATGCATATATACTAGCTTGTAACGCATACTCGTTGGTTTTTGTTTCGCGAAGATGTGTTAAAATTCCCTTAAAACTACCAAACCCACCTGTCCTCTTCTTTTTCCAGTTAGTTTTCCAATCATCAGATGCGTAGAAACGCTCCCCTGTTTTTTTGTCAGTCCATATCCAAGCCCTATCTACTTGTCCTACAACACCTTTCCCCCCCACAAAGTAGAAAATAAGAAGCTCAGGGTAGTATCCGTCTTCTAAATCAGAAAGGTCGTCACAGACCGTTGCGTTGTCTGAATAGGTGAGATCAGGTCTAGCTACAATCTTTTGCATTTTCCCGGTAAATGGGTTTTCTACCCCCTTTTTAGAAGTGAGGTCTTCTTTTTCCATTCTTTCGTGGAACTTTGTCCCTCGATAGCAAGCAGTTGCATTCTTCACCTCCCACTCATATTCAAGCTGCTTTTTTGCAGTTTTTGTAGCTTCTATTTGTTCTGGACTCATTTGACCCCTACAATAACTAAAAAACTTCTTTGGTGCTTTAACAACTCCCGGAAAATGTTGATCCTTCATTGCCCTCCATATTTTTGGGCAAGCTAATTTGATAGCTCCGCTAACTAACCAGTATTCTCTTTCAAAATCCCATTTGTATTTTGAGATGAGTCCTGTTGCCGAAGTCAACTCTGCACCTTGTGCTAGATAGGAGTGTCTATCAGCAAAAAACACAACTTTTGGTAACTCGTAATCTAATCCTATTTTTTTCAAACTTTTGTTTTTTTTAACTTTTTTATAAAATGTTTCAAACATTTTGAACTTTTTTTGATTTCAAAGTGTTAGAACTATATAGTAACTTTAGTATACATTACTATAAAATATAATTATTATGATAAAATTATATATTTATAACTTGTAATCTAACTGTTTATATAACAAACAGTTAATACATAAGTTTAATGTTTACTAGTTTTATTAAAAAAATAAATAAAATAATTTAACATATAAATTATAAAAAAAAAGTTAATAAAAAAAGTTAATAAAAAAAGTTATTAAAAATGGGAATAATTACTGGGAACTTTTCCCTTTCAGAAAAAGATTATCTTACTAAACTAACAAAAGTTATAATTGCAATTTATTTCCAACAAAACCTATCAGGTAGAGAATTAGAATTTTTTGTAATTTGTTTGATGGGGTTGAAAAGAGGTTATAAAAATCCAAATAAAGGAGAGTTTTTTAAACTCTTTGAAGAATATTACTTTACAGAATACCAAACACAAGCTCAGAAAGCTAGTTTGCTTTGCACACAAAGAAAAAAACTTGTAAAAAAGGATTATTTGTCTTATGACAAGAATACTTATGAACTTTCAGCTACAGAGGCTTGGAATAAAGATTCCAAATCAATCAATATCAACATAAACCTTTTTATAAATGAGTAATACTCAACGAAGCAGTCACTTCGTAGATAAGTGGCCTGAGTGGAAAGAAGAGAAGATGTCTAAATTCGATCTTAGTGAAGAACATTTTGAATTTGTTTGCGATAGTAGCTTTGATTTTATCAGCGAATGTATCTCGAATCCCACTATGCCAATCCTAAAAATTAGTGGATTTGGAACGTTAAAACCAACAATTGGTAAAATAAATTTAGGTTTAAAATCAGCGTTCCGCTGGAATAAACTTGGTAACAAAACAACAGAGGAATTAAGAAACGTTGTGCGAAGGCTTTGGCCTGTACGAAATCGCCTAATAAACGAGTATTACGGGGAGTTTACGGCTACTAACTGGCATCAGTATTTTAAAGCTTCGGCGGGAGGGTCTGTGATTCAATTCATAAAGAACAAGTACATAAAGCCCCGAAAAAAGATGCCTTACAAATATAAGCTTAGAGAAAATAAGGACATCACATTAAACAAATAAAACATATAAGTGTTTACATTAATATAAGTAGAACGAACATGATAAAAAAACAAATAGATAAAGGAATTATTGAATGCCTTCTTTCAGAGAGCGCAGGTGTAAAAGATTACATCAACCTATTAGATGTATATACCCCCACTCCGGGTGCGGTGTTAGCTAAACTTGTTTACTACCAAACATCTAAATGGGAGGATGTTAGTATTAAAAAAGGAGATGTCATTTTAAGTGATGATGTTGCAACCGCGCTTTCTGAGGCCAATGCTGACGTAGCTATTGAAGATACAAAAGTGGGTTACAGCTCAAAAGACACCCCACTCCCGTACATTGTCATAGTTAATCCGGGGACTGTTGAAGGTCTGTCCGTAGGAGATATTCGTCAAGTTGACCCAAAAGCTATCACAGGCGAGGTATTTACTGATGATTTCCTCAGTTTTGCGAAATCTATTCAAGAGGATCGTAATGACAACGAAGGGAACCCGCTAATTGAAGCAAAGAATAGAAATATTATAGTGCGGATGACAGCATTAGAAAAAAATTGGGGTAAATACCGTGTCTCAATGCCTTGGTTAAAGTTAGATAAACATAATATGGATAGTTACCTTTTCTACGAGCTTCACACCCCACATCTTCGCGGGGCAGTTAATAAGGAGATACTAAAAAACCTACTAGACTATGCAGAAGAAGAATAAAATGTCTTGGTTGAAATGGCTTGGCTATTTTTTTATTGGCATGGACAAGCATGGGTTGGCTGTGTTTCAAAACTTCGCGCAATTTGGTGTGAGGGATATGAAAGCTAAAAAAGCAAGTGCTTTTGTTAAAAGTGTCGAACTTGAAGAAACAGGGGTGCTGACACTCACACAAGAAGAGATAATTCCATTTTCTGAGCAAATAGTATATCGCACTATTGAATGTCGTGATTGCTATATAAACAGCAAATGTGAACATTGTACTTGTGAATTTCCTAGTAAAATGCAGACTCCTGAGCAAGATTGTCCTAATGGAGAGTGGGGGAACACTATGCCTACAGAGGAGTGGAACAAATATAAAGCCAATAACAACATTGAGTATTTTAAAATAAAATATAATAATGAAGAAGGAAGCAAATAAATTTTACAAAGAGATTATTTACGATCTCGGTGATGTACGTCACGACACTTACCCACTTTTTGAATTTGAAAAAATTGAAGGAGATTTTGAAAATGTTATTCCCGGTTGTGGTGGATGTACATTTCCTAGTATTAAATCTAATGGAGATGTGTATGGATATATTAACATTAACTCGGCTGTTGGACGTGACTTCAAAGACGGAAAAAAACGTAATGTAGGTGTATTCAAAAAGGATATGAATGTTTATCTGCAAGATGGTAAACCAATGTATATAAAAAACAAAAAAGGTATTAACGTAAAAAATCCCGACAAGGACTACGTTAGCTTGATTTTAACAGGTAATGTAATTGTATAGTATTAAAAATAAAAATTATGACACAAATAGTAAATGAAAATCCACTAGCTGATCTAGCCAATAGACTTGGCACAGTTCGAGTGGTATGGGGTATTGTCGGTACGATCATAGCAACTCTTGGGTTCACAGTCCCATTTGTAAGCCCTGACTTGTTCACAACAACCGCTTTTGACCAAATTGTTGAATTTATTGTCGGAACAGTTGGTACAGCTTTTTCTCTTTATCAAGCATATGGCCGCAAGGTTATTGTAAGTGAAGGGTTGGAAGCTAAGATGCTACCTTCGGTAAAGGTAGGGTTTACTCCATTTGGTAACGTAGTTGTGTAAACAACTATGTCCGATTGTAAAACATGTAGGAAGAGTAAGAGGAGCAACTGGTATTATATCAGGCTGTTCCTCTTATTTTTTTTATTGACCTTTTTATTTAATTTAGCAATAATATTAATTTTTTAGAGTATGTACTTAGACATTTCAGAACCAGATAACATCTGGGTAAAAAACCCGCAACTACGACTTCTAAAAAAAGCAACAAGACTCTATGAGACAGAGGGAGAGAAATGGTTTAACCGAGTGTATCACGCGATATATATGGTGTATGATCCGTTATCTCCATTTAGGAAAACAACGACTGACGAGGTTGAACTTCGTAGGGAGATTAAACAATCTTATTTTGCAGAAGATGAATACAGTCGAATGAACTGGCAAAAACTAAAAGGTGTTGCTGCGGAGTTTAAAGAGAAGTCAATTACTAAGGAAGCAAAATTGTTTGCGGAACTAGAAAAAGTTTTGAAAGAAGATATTCAGTTTGTAAAAGATTTTTCGCCAGAAGGTATTAAAGATATTGGTGTTCGTAGGGAGGCGATGAAACATGTAAAAGATGCGTGGAAAGATTACACCGATGCGAAAAGGGAGGCAGAGAATGCAAATACACAATCTGGGTCAAAATATGGAAGTACACACAGTAATTTAGCGTTAGGCGGGGATCAATAGTATAATTAGAGACACGAACATGAAACTAGTAGGAGAGTTATTAGGGGGGAAGACATTAAATAAATCGGATGACGTAATTGATTTAGGCTCTGGGGTTGTTGATATGGAGCCTTATAAGGTGAAGGATATTAGCAATTTCTATTTTAGAGATCACCCAAAAGGGTTGAACCCAAGCACCCCACGATATAAAAAATATTGGCTAGATTTTGCGCGAGACAGTATAGAAGGTAAATGGGTAGATGACGAGGGTACTTGGTATTGGATTCCACCAAAATCATTTTTCTATATTAACTACCTAACACTAGAAGATGCAAAGCGTAATCCAATTCACCCTCACTATAGGGACATTGACAGAATCATTGGTAGATACGTTACTTGTTGTGATGGATTCTCTGGTTTTGAGTTTGATGACGATTATACCTGTAATAAGTTAGTAAAAGAAAAGATTGATGGTACATTACGTGCAGTGAAGGAAAAAGACATCACTGAGAACTGTTACAACAGTGTCACGGGGGAATTAAAGGTGTACATAGACCCGTGGGAATACCTCATGCGTCACTATTTAATAGACTACCCTGCGGAGAAACCACTAGGTAGAGCATTATGGGAAAACCCTGTGCAAAATATGATGATCCTGAGTGGCCGTGGTGTTGGAAAAGCTTTGCGGAAAACTGAGAAGGTCCGCGTTGTAAATGGTTGGACTGAAATACAAAACCTAAAAATAGGCGATAAAGTATATGGAGGGGATGGTCTGTTGACGAATGTAACGGATGTATTTGGAGGTCAGGAAGATTTGAGTTTTTATAAGTTCACCCTTTCTGACGGTAGAACTATTGATTCATGTGAAGATCATCAATGGAAGGTTTTTGATAGAAGGAAAACAAATGGACCGGGGAAAAAACGCGGGGGATATGTAGTTAAAACAACTAAAGATTTGTTACCTTTTTATAAAAATGAAAGGGTTGACTCAAAGTATAGAGCTAAACATGGTGTAGATAAATATATAAATGAATATCGTTTTGCGATACCTTTAGCTGGGTCTTTGTCCTCAGACCATAATGATGTCACAATTGACCCGTATACCTTGGGGTTATTTTTAGGCGACGGGTGTATAACTGGAAAAAGGGGTTCTTCCATTAATCTTACATCTGCCGACGATGAGATTATAAATTACGTTTATAATAAACATCCAGAGTTAGATTATAAAAAAATAACTGAGGTAAAAAATCACAAGAAAATATCGTTTGGAGAGGCTCAAAACTCATTTAGAACTAATTTAAACGATTATGGGCTATTGGGGACATACTCTGACACTAAATTTATTCCTACAGAATACCTACATAACACAGAGGAAGTAAAGCTTGAATTGTTAAAAGGTCTTATGGACACGGATGGATGGTCGAACGATAGAGGTGTTATAGAGTACTACACTGTATCCAACCAACTTGCTGACGATGTTGAGTATTTAATTCGATCTCTGGGTATGGGTTGCCACAGAAGTATAAAGCCATCTCACTATAAAAAGGGTGGTTTAAGAGTCGATTGTAAGGATTGTCATAGACTTATGATATTTACCGATGAAGCTGTGTTTAAACTAGAACGGAAATTAAAGTATTTAGGTCATATTAAATCAAAAGCAGGTCAATCTAAAAAAGAAAAAACGTTTATTACTAATATTGAATACATTGGTAAAGAGGACGGAGTATGCATCAAAGTGGATAACAAAGATCATACATTTATAACTAAAGATCACATTGTTACTCACAACAGCACCTCTGTATTCATTGGTGATTTCATGCATGAGTGGTTGTTCTGTGGAGTACAACGCTATGAAGAGTTTTTCACTGATAGCCAAAGGAAATATCTATTTGCTATGGCTAGTGCAGATAGTGCAAACCTTAACAGATCAGTATCGCTTATAGATAGTAACATGACTCGACTACCGGGACGCTATAGATACCCTGTAACAGACGATGGTTCTGTACCTGATTATTTTGGCCCCTACTACAAAAACTTTATTGGAACATGGAAGGTGGGGCAAACAGTACGTCACGTAGAGAAAGATGCCAGTGGCAATATTACTACAGTAGGTAGTGTCTCACAAATACGTGTAATCACTCCCGATAAGACTAAAATTGTTGCGGGTGATAGATTTAGACGTATATACATTGAGGAAGTAGGATTCCAAGAGAATATCATGGAAGTACATGCTAACTCGGTGGATAGTTTAAAACTTAATGGTGAACGTGTTGGAAGTGCTGTATATCTTGGATGTGTGTGTAAGGGCAGTAAAGTTTGGGATAAAAATGGGAATTTAATTTCTATAGAAGATGTGTCTAAAGAAACAGGCATAATTGGATTTGACCAAGAGAAGGGTATTTCAGTGGGTCAGAAAGTGATACACATAAACCCACCACAACAAAAGGAGTGTATTTACATAAAAACTGACAGTGGGCGTTTTATTCAGTGTAGTACGGATCACCCAATTTGCACAAGGGAGAGATATGTGTCTGGACATAAGCATTTAAAGAAAAAAGCTATTTGGGCCGAGGCTGGTACAATTTTTAAAGGTGAGGCTATTGGGGTCGTTGATAGTGTTGAGATTTGGGGCAATGAAACATTGTTCGACCCTTGGCTTGTTGGTATGATGATTGGAGATGGGACATACGGTGAAGGGCAAAACGCGAGATTAGCATCTGCCGACGACGAAGTGTGGGATTATATTTCAGATAAATATACAGTTAAATACTCCCACAAGGCTCCCACAAAGGACGGAAGAACACTTAGAAAGGGTCGTATATTAAAACTGGCCCCAAAATTAGAGGAAATAGGTATTAGGGGGCAAGTTAGTGTACACAAAAGATTGCCCAAATCTATATTCTCATGTAATAAAGAAACTGTTTGTAAACTAGTTGGGGGTTATTATGATGCAGATGGTTGTATTTCCATTGGAAGAAATAATTATTGCACCATAAAACTAACTTCAATATCACTGCCTTTAATTGAGGGGGTTCAATCACTCCTTGGTAAGATGGGCATACATGGTAAGATAAGGGAGGAAAAAATCCCACCACTGGGTACACACACTCCATACTCTCTGTATATAAAAGATAGACGAAGTATATTAAGTTTCGCAGAAAACATACCACTAAAAGTGGGGTATAAAAAAGATCGCCTATCAAAAATGGCGGATATAAAAAGGGGAACAAGTGATAATTATTATTTTGATAAATACAAAGGACTAAGGTGGGAGAAGGTTGTTGAGATAGTAAATCTAGGTAGACAAGATGTTTATAATCTAGCTGCTGGGGACACTCACACTTACACTGTGAATGGTTTCCACACTCATAATACATCTGGTGATATTAAGGCATTCCGTCAAGCGAATGATTTATTTAACAACCCTGAGACATATGATATTTTTGGAGTAAAAAATTATTGGTCTAATTCAACTAAACCTATTGGTTTATTTATACCTGCATATTATTCGCAGCGAGATTATTCGGATGTCAACCATAATACAGATATTGTGGAGGCATTTAAATATATAATTCAAACAAGGAAGAAAGCACGGGAAACAGCATCAAGTATGGCTTATGCCAAGATGGTAATGTACAACCCCGTTGAACCTAAAGAAATGATGCGTCCAAGTGGAGACAGTATTCTTCCTAAACAGGAAGCACAGGACGCTCATACTAAATTAGAAGTGTACGACCTTTTTAGGAAACGTGCAATCATTGGGAGCTTGTTTTATGATAAATCTGTAGATCGTGGTGTAAGGTTTAAACATGATTTAGAGAATAAGCTACATCCAATAACAACATATGACACTACACACTATCCAAATACGGAAGGTGCGTTGATATTATATGAAACGCCGTTGTCCGCCCCACCAAAAGATTTATACTGGATTGTATATGACCCTGCTGCGCAATCAGGTACAGGTACATCTTTGCATTCTATTATTGTATACAAGTATAGTTTTTCTGGGAATGATAATAGTTTAGAAGATACTATTGTTGCGGAATGGCTTGGCAGACTCCCTACATTGGAAGAGAATTGGAATATGGTATTGATGGTTGCAAGATACTTTGATGCTAAGATATTCCCAGAATATAACACCCCCGGTTTTTTAGATTGGTGTAGCCAAAGAAAATTATTTAATTATTTACAGCCTGAAAACATGGCTTTAAAGAAGGAAATTAATCCTAGAGCTAAGTCAAGTGCTTGGCGTAAGGGGTTCCGTATGGATGCCAGAGCAAAAGGTTGGGCATTGAATAAACTGCGGGATTGGTTGCTTGAAGTTAAGGAGCGAGACGAGAACGGGATACCCACGAAAAGGATTATAGATACAATATATTCTCCCCGTATACTAGAAGAGATTATTTACTTTGACCCAGATGATGGAAACTATGACCATATATCATCTTTGCTTGGATTAATGATTCTGCATAACGCATTAAACAACATTCCTAAACCCAAGGTAGTGGATAAATGGTCTGAGGACGATTATTTCTACACCAACGAGGAGAGCATTGAGTATGTTACTCCGCACACAAGGCGTGCGAGAGCATCTATATTGAATTTCTAAACAATATATGCTAGTTATTTGTTATATATAAATATTCTTAACATTATGCCAAAGCAACCACAAATATTTAATTACGGAGAAGCCAAACGTCGCGTGAGTGATCGTAGGAAATGTACTGGTAGTTTCAATGGTGTCTACAAGGGTCTACTAATTAAAACTGTAAAGTAATGAAGAATCGTACAAAAAGTCCTCAAATACCCAGAGGAAATGGTATTGGTGGTAATGAGCTAAAAAGACGGGTTAGCGGTAAAGCTAAGCGTAGTGGAGACTTCAAGAGAGCTAAGGAGATGATGGAAATTATCGACAATTATTATGGCATGTACCGTGATCCGGGTAAAATTGATAAGTATAACCTAAATTATGACTTGTTTAATGGTCGATTGGATGTTAATCTTTATGATGACCCAATGAGTATTAAAATGGGCGGGGAGGATGTTGTTTTAGATCAGAATGCTATTGTCCATTATCCTTTTATATCTCAGATTGCAAGAGCAATGCATGGAGAACAAAAGATTAGGCCGTTTATGCCTGTTGCAAAGGATATGGGTCCACGCGCAATGACAATGCGTAAGATGAAGTATAACGACATGATTAAAGAGATGATGAATGCAAACATCATCGCTCCAATGCGGGAAAAGATATTTCAAGCATGGATGCAAGAAAACGGGGTTACTGATCCAAGGCAAATGCCGCCAGAGATGCAACAGCAGATGCAATCTGATATTCAAAATAGGATGAATGCTCGGACACCTGCTGAGATTATGGACTATATGGAAAATCAATATAGTACGCCAACTCAACGGGCAGCACAACAAATGACAGACTTCCTTGTAGATTTTCTTGACATTAAATACAAACAAGACGAAGGATTTAAAAATGCGATCATTACTGGGGAAGAGATTTACTACGTAGGTGATAGAAATGGAGATGTTACGTTTGACGTAATTAATCCAAAATATTTTAGTTGGTTGGGCAGTCAGCACACCACTCGTTATGAGAAGGGTGATTGGGCAAAATACGAACAATGGTTTAGTGTAGAAGCTTCGATGCAGCGTCACGCTATGACTCTTAGGAAAAAAGATTTAAAAGAGTTAGAGAAATATGTAGAGCCAATTGGAGGTATGCAGAATATAGGTGATGCCAAATATGATCCTATTAAAAGAAAGGTAATGTACGACCTTTCTGACAGCACTAACCCACATCGTAGCGCATATGAAGATATGAATGTTGGTTTGCGTAATGACCATAATACATTAATGAACCTTTATGGTAACGTAATTAAGAATTTTGGCGGAACATATGGTACCTCATTAAGTAATTACGGAATACGCGAAGCTCATTGTACATGGAGAGACAAACGTCTATTGAAGTATGTAATCAGAATTAATCCTAATAGTGGGCAAAAGGAGAGTTATTGGCTTGACGAACACTATGAACCACAGCCACAAGATACCGAGGTGTCTGAAATATGGATAGATCAAGTATGGGAGGGCACCAAATTAGGAACTTACCAGAATGCTATTTATACAGATATTAAACCCGTTCTTGGGCAATATAAATCTATATTCGATCCATTTGATGTTGATTTACCATATTATGGTATGGCATTCAATACTCATATGAATAATAGTAAGAATGTTTCACCTATTGACTTAGGTAAATCGTTTCAGAAAGAGATTGATGCAACTATGTCGAACCTTCGGTTTGATATGGCTACTGACATTGGTAAAGTGTTCATGATGGACCTTACTATGAAACCTGAGAATTGGACATGGCAGGAATTTATGTCTTCGGTGAAGACTGCAAAGATTGCTCCTATAAATACAAATCAAAGTGGAACACCTGTAGATCATAATCTGGCAAAGCCTATTGATCTATCTAGGATTGCAGACATATCTAGCAAGCTGGACTACCTACAAACCCTTCGTCAATTTTTAGTTCAAGCTATGCTGTTTAACGACGCAAGGGTTGGAGCTATTGGAGAATATGCCACTAACACAAACACCAGAGCCAACCAGAGCGCATCTTACAACCAAACGGAAGATTTCTTTGATACGCATCGTAAAATTGTAGAAAGGGCGTTAAACGGGCTTATAAACAGGGCAAAAGCGATTTACAAGGACAACGACCATCGCAAAGAGGTCATTTTCGATGATATTACGCTCACAGAGATGGAAGTCAATGAAGATTTTTGGTTTGAGGCTAACGGTATTATGGTTAGTCTTTCCGGGGAAGACCTTAGAAATGTGGAACGAGTTAAAGAACTTGGTCTTACGTTGGCACAAAACACTATGTCACCGAAAGCGGTGTTGGAATTATCTATGTCTAAAACTCCAACGGATGTTATGGATATTATGAGACGCGAAGCTAAAGTGGCACAACAAGCTCAACAACAAGCAATGGAAGCTCAAATGCAAGCTGTACAAGCAGCTAGGCAATCCGAGATTGAAGATCGCGATGCTAAGTTTCAACACGAGTTTAGAATGGCTGCGATTGATAATCAAAGTAAAGAGCGTCGTAGTATGCTTGAAGCGTCTCAGTTCGAACGTCAAGCCGATGTTGATAACAACAAGGTTGCTGATAGTGTTGAACGCGAAAGAATTAAAGAACAAGTTGATCGAGAGAAAATGGCACTAGACCATGAAATAAAGGTTGAGGAACTTAAACTTAAAGAAAAAGAAGTTGAGATAAAAGAAAAAGTTGCTAATACTAATAAAAGAAATAATAAATAACTAATAAAAAACAATATATAAATTAAATCTTAATATATAATATATTTGTTAAATATATATAAACATGGACAACAATACAAACAATAACCCTTTTGCGGTTTCCTATGGCAAAATCTCGGATACTGAATATTTAGACGGTACTATATCTGCCACAGACCCAACGGTAGAGGATTTAAATAATAATCCAGCAGTGGTTGAGGCCATTGATACACCCGCAGAAGTAGCTCCGACAGAAACGGTTTCACCAACTGTACCAGAAACAGAAATTGAAAAAGTTTCGGGGGCAGAGGGTGTGGCACCAGATGCAACGGTATCTGAGCTAGAAGAAGTAATTGAGGAACCTGAAATAACAATTAACCCTTATTACGCTGCACAACGTCATCTTTTAGATGAAGGACTTATTGCGGAAGAAGATTTAAACGTAAAAGCTACGTGGGACGATATTTCAAATGTTTTTGAAACTAGAGTTGAAGATCGTATTAAAGCGAAGGTTACTCAGGAATTAGAAGCTAAAGGTCATAATGAGCAAACACTTATGTACGCTCAAATGATTGCTAGAGGTGTTGATCCGCAAAGCCTACAACCTGTTAACCAGATGTACCAAGTTGCATCATTAAAAGGTAGGGAAGATATTACTCCGGAACAAAAGGAGGCGGTTATTGAAAGTATGTACCGATTTAAAAATTATTCGGGGGATGAGGCAAAGGTTCTTATCTCAAATGCTAAAGGAGAGGAAGACCCAAATGTATTTGAAGATTTATATAACAGTTCGATTAATTATCATGAATCTGGGTATAATGAAATCAAAAAAGCTGACGCTGCTGAAAGACTACGTATTGACACTGAAAACGCCAGAGCATCCGCTGCCAGTGCAGAAGCAGTGAAAAATATTTTAAATACTCGTAAAGTTGGAGATATAGAGTTTACTAAATCACAACAAGATAAGCTAAGAAGTGCAATATTTGACCGAGATACTGTTTTTACATATCAAGGTAAAGAACAGAACGGAACTAAAATGGATGCATTTCTTGCCGAGTTTTATAACAGTGATGAAATGAAAATTAAAGCTTTTCTTTTGATGACTGATCCGGAGGGAATTAAAAACGTAGCAAAGAATAAGGCAAAATTAACAATAGAACAAGAAATTGTTAAGGCTTCTGGAAGAAAAGTTGTTAAGAAAGAAGTTGAGAAAGAAAAAAACGCCCCAGAGGAGAATTATTTCGCGAAGGCGGCAAGAGAATATTAAAAATAATATAATAGAAAATGGCAGGATTACGTACAATGCCTCAAACTAGGTCAAACAAATTTCTAGTTTATGAGGAAAACGCAGGTCGCGAGCATATGTTGGCTAAACAACTTAACTTAGATAAGTTAATGATGCTTCACGGACCAAAAGCGTCAGACTTTGTTGACCTTACACAAATTGCAAAGCGCGAGGCGTTTACAAAACTTGGTAAGACTCTTAGTAAGATGAAAGCTCCGTTCACTGATATGATTCAGGGACAAGGTGGAGTTCGAGAGATTAATAAAAACTGGGTCCAATGGAGAGTCTATGGTGACCCCGACCACCGTTGTCTTATGCACGGTGATGCGAATGAGGACGAAGCAACTATCCCATATTTGGGACTTAACGGGCTTCCTTTCCTAATTTGGGTTGACCATGATTTCTACAGTCCTTTAGATGTACTATCTCCGGTATTCAATAAGAATATTGAAGTAGTTGTACAGTCGGACTACCCAACACAATATAAAGGTGGATTCACTTATGAAGTGGTGCTGAAAGACAGCGACCCTGCTTCTTATTTTGATAGAGTGTATTTCCAAGCTGGGGAGTATTTAATCAAGAAGGGTAGTCTTCAATCTTGGGAAGAAATTGGCAGCTTTGGTAGTCTTCAAATGGGAGACACATTTAGCTATATTGAATATAGAACACCACTCACAACAATGGGTTGGGAATTTGAAGTTGAAGGTGAAGCTCACCGTCAATGGGGAAATATCTCTATCGTAGGTTGTGATGACATCGAAACTGGTCCAAATGGCGAAAAGCGTCCTGTGGGAATTAACAGTAGTGGTGTAACAAACTATATTGAAACACGCGCTCGTATGCAGATTGAATACGAGAAAGAACTTGCATTAATCTACGGTAGAAGCAGTAAGCATATGCTTGACCCGAAGACAATGAAAGAAATTACAACATCTCCGGGTTTAATGGAATGGTTCGAACACGGACAAGAAGTTCCTTATTCTCCCGAAGTTAATGGCCTAGATTATATGGCTGAGATGTTTGAAGGATTGTGGTTTGACCGTAACGAAACAGATGGTTGGGACATTGAGCTACTTACTGGACAAGCTGGTATGCGACTATTTTCTGGTTGGGTCCAAGAGAAGTTCGGTGATATGGCGACAGTTACCAATTATGATTTTGTTCTTAAAACTAGAACACCTTTCGACAACAACTACGGAAGAGATGGTTACTCATTCATGCCTCCACATTTCGTGGAATATGGACTTCCCGGATACGGACGTATTCGTGTAGCTCACTGGCCACTGCTTGATGACACTCGTCTAAACGGAGTACGTTACCCCGGAAGCATTTATCCTGTAAGTTCATTTGAATTTATTGCGATGAACAGCTTTGGTGACAGCACCGGACCAAATATCCAAAAACTAGTTCGTACTGATAACGCTATCACTACTTACGCATGTGGATTCTGGTCACCAATGGGACCAGTTAATATGGACAACCCACACTGGACAAACCCACAACCAGATATTGGCGATAAGTACCGTTACTATCACAGAGAGTCTTTCGGACTTGTGGTTATGGACCCAGAACTGTTGGTTAGATTTAGACCTAACGTAAGTAATATTTAATAAACGAATTTAGAACATGGACAATATTATAACAGTAAAATCAAGTAAAGGTATTAATTCGATTATATCTGGAAACGGAGAAAGCGTATCTGCCAACTTGTATACACAGAAAGAGAAGAATAGAGACGGGGACGGGACATTTGTTGCAACATACAACAATAAACCCTTCCCCGGATCGAAGAAATATTTTTCTCCTAAATGGGATGCACTAAAGAAACAATGGCCTTGGGGTGGAGACGGTGTTACATTCAAAAAAATTGTTACTGATTTAATGCTAAAATACCCAGAAGGTCACGCGAAATCAGGAGAACGCATTGTTCCCGGAGATGTTAAACAACATCAGAAAGATTTTAAAGACCCTATTTTTCACCACCCTGAACTTATCTCCAAATGTTTTATGGAAGGGGGAAGTGGTACATTGAATCTTGATATTCCAATTGAGGCATTTATGTACTATGCAAACAGGGGTCTTCGCGATATTGTGGACGAAACATCAAACACTGGAACATTAGCTAACCCAACGATGCGTACAAGCGCAACAATGATATTTAGTAATCCCTCTAAGTCTGCTGCTAAAAACCACACTAAAGTAAATACTTTCCTTGCTGCACTTTCTGTAATCATTGAGAATAAAACTAATATTGATAGACTGCGTGTCTTTATTGAACTATTCAATATTCCGGGTTTATCACGAACGTCTGAACTTAGCGAGATTGTACCAACGCTTACCGAGTTTATTAAAGAACATGGTGATACGGTACAAAAAGGAACAGGTTATGCCAGTGTGAACGAGGCTATTGTAGCTTATAATAACATGACAGATGACGAATTAGAGCATCGTTTTGTTATTAAAATGGCTAAAAAGCGCGGACACATTAGAACGGCTAAGAATGGCTTCCTATTACTTGGTAAAATGATTGAAGGTCCAAAAAGCCAAGATGAGATTTATCTTTACTTCACAAGTGGAGGCGAGGAGGTTACAGAACAATTTGTAACCCTTCTTGACAAAATGAGAGAACTTAGAGAACTTGATTAAAGGAATAAATAATGATATTAGCCAAAAAACTGGTATATGATTTCGAAAGAAAATATAATCAGTCTAAGCGAGGGGACAGGCGACAACTTCCTCTGGTCGATATTATAGCATATTTGAATGAAGCTCAGGGAATATGGTACAGTCAGATGGCTGACATATATGAGACTAACGGGTTCACAAGTAATGAACTTAGAGAGTTTGAAGAAAAAAATATAGAGTTGGCGTTTGTTGAAAAGACAGAAATCAACTCTATATTCAAACTTCCAGATAATATATATAAGCGGTTGAACCAAAAAGCCGTAGCTACACACGAAGAGTGTTGTGGCGACAAAGAAAAAACCATCGTAATCCACATTGAAACTTCTGATAAGATCAATGAGACATTAAAAAACCCTTTGTTTAAGCCTGATTTTGCGTGGGAACAACTACCCGGAAATGAAGCAGGACAACACTTCTTCGTATATCATGGAGATATGGAAATAAAAAAGGTAGTAATTGACTATTTAAGATTTCCCAAAGAAATTCACGCGCCATCACTTATTGATGGAGCGTGTACCCCGCAAAAGTACGAAGATTATGCTGGAAGACAAATAACGGAAGATAGTAATTTTGAGCCAACTTCCCGATTTTCGGATCGCAAGGTGGTAGATATTGCAGTCATGCTTGCAAAAGGTGACCGGAGTGATTATAACGCATTCCAGAAACAGATTCAGGCTATTATATTTGGTGATAACCAATTAAAAACATAAAAAAGAAAAATTAATAAAAATTATGGCAAATGTACAAATTACGCGCCACGTTGTTGTTAACGGTGACTTAGGTCTTAAAACCGCAGGTATTCCATTATACGCTCTAGTAGGAGGTAAAATACAATGGAACGTAACTGTAGGAGAACCTGTAGCTTATCTAACGGACAAACTAGGGCGCATTCCAACTACAACTGATACTGCAACAATTGATGACAGTAATAAACACCGAGTTCGTTTTGGTGTAGGTCATAGCACTGCAAAAAATGGTGTTGTAGACAGTATCCGTCACGCGGGTAGTGAAGAAATGGGTAACTGTGATGTAGAAGCTATGTCTGTAGCCTCTCCTACGTGTGGCAACCCAGAAGTAAAAGACCTTTACTTTGATTGTGTAAATTGCGACGACGCATATACAATTGAAATTGGAGTTAGGGACAACTTTACACAAAGTTACGCACCTAAACTAAAGGATTATGCTAACTGGTATGCTTCATACACACCTAACTGTAAGAATTGCAATGACTGTGATGGAACCACCACTTGTGACGAGGTAGTTGATGGTCTTCTGGATAATATGCTACAACCAAATGGTCGTACCCTTCCTAATGGTAAACCTTACCCCGACTACGTTCATCCAAAAGATGACTTCCCTTTTGCACTACATAAGGTATATAATCGTAGTCTGGTATACTGTTTATCATTTGAGACACCTGCCTCAGATTGTGAAAGCTGTAACCAACTCACAGCATTTGAGAATATCACTATTGGTGGTTCTACGATTGACCTGAGCGGGGTTGCAACACCAACAGACGATACTGCTATTTTCCGATCTCAATTAGAGCAGATTGCAGCTATTATCAATGATGCAATTAAAGCAGATGACACTGTAAATGGTAGTGCTTATATAACAGGCGTTAATTATAATACTTGTTGTCCAATACAGCTTCATATAAACACAGATGACGCAACATTAGCTATTGTAGATAACACTTTGGCTACACTTACTCCTGTTGAAACTAACCCATTTGGGGCAGGACAACCGGGGGAAAACTTTACCTGTGGCCTAAGAGTAATCGCTGCGCCACTTGCTGGAAACTGTGAGTGTCTTATCACTAAGCCATTGGCTATGTACGGTCGTAAAGTAAGAATCTCTGCAATCGGCGGTGGCTTCAAGGATAGTGTTGAGGCTGATATTCAAAATATGGAGTTTCCCGGACAATTCGGTACTCTTATTCAGTACCAAGAACTGACACAAGACCGAGGTGGAAGTGGTCGCGACTACTCTGGTGGTAATCAAGTGGGTACTTGGTTAGGTGGACCTCGTTCGGACGCAAAAGTTCGCAACGCAATTACTGCAAAATGTGATAAGGACTATTGTTCATACTACGTTCGTAGTCGTGTCCCTTTCCTAAACCAATTTGACCAGCAAGACAGTCGTGTGATGGACAGTTTCATTCACGTTGAAAGCGATGCTACAACTGCAAATGCAGAAATTAAGGCATTCCTAGATAAGCTGGCTTCACTAAGCGGAACTTGTCGTGATACGCCTGAAATTCAGTGTGCGCCACTAAGCACCACATGTTAAGAAACTGCGGGAGGGTTTTCACCCTCCCGCAATATTAACTAACTTTTAAAATAAAATAATAAAATGGCTAAGGGAAGAGGACCAACAAAGTTCAAAAACAGCGCGGCATACGCAGATAATGGAAGTTCAACTGGTGCAAAGATAGAGACACTAGCTGACGCTTTAGCACAGGACACAACATGTGGATGTGGAATTGAATGTGTTTGTTATGGATATTTAAAACTCCGCAACTTTGACAGCACTACGGGAAAATATGACCATGTGGTTGCATATTTTGTAGATGGTGTTATAAAATACGGCACACAAGCTGCCGCTGAATCAGAAATTCAAGGGTATAAAGATATTGCAGGTGGTTTAGTTCGTGCGTAAGTTTTAAAAATATAAAGGCGAATGTCTAGTAAAAATCCATGTTCGTGTATCAGGGACACATTTCTCCTTCACATCAACAGCCCAAATAAGGGGGTTATGTTAATTCATGACCTTTCGAATTGGGTAGATGACGAGGAGGAGTTTGTGTACCCTGATTCTTATTTTTTGGGCTTAACGTATCCAAATGGCGAGGTAGAAAACCTTGAAATCACCCCTAAGAATGGGTTTATCCTATATGATGATTCACTTGCTGACGGGGTGTATGAGTTTGTTTTGGATAACTGTGGTGTAACATATACTCAAAAAGAGTTGATTACTCCTAAAATCCAATGTTCTCTTGACTTAGCTTTAGTTGAAAGCAGTGGCAGTAAAGATTTAGACGCTATAAGAGATATTCAATCTGACCTTTTAGTGGCAAAAGCTTCTGCGGGTATTGGAAATTATCAAAGTGCAGAAAAAATATTAGAATTAATACAAATTAAATTAAAAAATCTCAGTTGCGATTGCAATTGTAAATAAAAAATAATGGCAACAACTAATCCATGTTTTTCCTGCCCCGGAACGGTAACTACAACTAATTACCCTTGCGTTACAGGAGAGTGTATATGTTTCTGTGACATATATATTAGTCCGAAGGACGCTGTATCTACTACATGCAACGTTGAAGGAACAGTAAACCTAAATGATTATGAGAATGATACTAGTATTTGCGGCGAAGCTACAGTAAAATTCAATTTAATGTATTACGATACAGCATTCTATAGTGATGTATCCTTAGCAGAAGGGGGAGTATTAAATTGGACTCCGGCTTCAAATTCACCTACTAAAACTGGTAGTATAGTCTTTAAAATATTATGTGGGGATTTAGCTAAACTGGTTACTGTAACCATTGGTCGTAAATCGAATTGTACAGGAGTTATTTGCCAATCTGGGGAATACTGTAATGACTGTTCTGGCGAATGTGTTCCACAAACAAGCACTAATTTTGACTTAACCGTAACCGTAGACTAATGCAACTATTAACATGTGATACAAACGTTTGTAAAAAGGTTACTATACCTGCACCAAGCAACAGTGTTCCAACACCAGATATTACAGTTGTTGTGGACATTCCTACGGGATTAAAAGTTGAATCCTCAGCCGTAACGCATGGGGTCATCAACGATAATATCTGGACCATCGCATCACTTCCTCCAAGTGAGGATGCTGTGTTGGATATATGTTTTAATCCACTAGATTGTGACGTAGCCCCAACTGGTAAAACAGGTAATATTACTATTTCTACCACTGCCACAGAATCTAATCTTGCGAATAATGTAATTCCATTTACTTTAGATTACATCACTTGTGGTGAGATTAATGGCTGCGACATAGAGGGTGTTATGGGGACAAACTCATATGAGATTGGCTTCACTCCGGATTCCGAATTTACGTGGCCTAGTGGCGACAGTCACTCCGAAAATGCTCCTTATTTAATACTCCGCGAAAGAGACGCAGGAATAGACCCCGATCCAAACGATCAGATGGTTTACGCAGTGTACGCTGCCAATGGTACGCTACATTTTGCGGAAGTTGGAGTAGGATCAGGGTCGCAGTTTAGTAGGGGGATAAACTTCCATGAAGATTCACGGTTCTTTGAGGATGTCACATTCAACGGTGCAATGAACACTTTTGCTAACCAAGTACGTTTCGGCAACATCCTTTTTGATGCCACGGGACCAACGATGGTTATCCACGACAACAGCGGAGGAGTAAAATCGGGGATGGTGTATGACGATGATTACAGTGTGGATTTCGTAGATCGTAGTTTACCTGATGTAGACTACGTTAAAAAGCTGGCAACAGGAAATCTAATGGACGTTACTGACGCATTAGAAAAAAATGCTGATTACACAATCGATGGTTCTGTCTCCGGTAAGTTCTATAAATTTGAAGCAAATTCAGGAAATATAACAATAACTATTGATGATACAAGTATGGTAGGTAAAGAAGGAGCTTGGTTTGAAATACTACTCACCGACCTAAACGTACCTAATATTGTCACATTTGTAAGTTCTGGCGGGTATGGATATGCAACAAAAGCTGGCGGTGCTTTTCCCGGCCCATCAATAACTAGTGCGCAAATAAATTCAGACAATGGACAATTTCTCAAATTCATATTTTCCCCTAGAATTGGGGCGACCAACTACTGGGTCATAGGAGATTAAATAAAGTTAAATGCAAGTATTAAACTGTAACACAAGCGTTTGTAAGAAGGTCGTAATACCATCTCCAAGCAAAACAGTATCTACTCCGAACATTACGGTTGTGGTAGATAAACCTGCGGGATTAAAGATAGCTTCTGCAAACGTAAGTCATGGAACTATTGCTGACAATGTTTGGACTATTGTATCTCTTCCTGCTGGGGAAGATGCTGTACTAGATGTATGTTTCAATCCAGCAGATTGTGACGTATCACCAACTGGTAAGGGGGGAAATGTAACTATATCCACAACAGCAAATGAAACAAATCTTGATAACAATGTGATGCCATTCACTTTAGAATACATCACTTGTGGGGAAATAGAAGATTGTGTTACGGATTTAAATATATTTGAGTCAGATGGGGTGACTACGGATAGTGAAAGATTTATAGAATTATTATCTGACAATTCCACATCATCCTCTTTTACAATAAAGACAGACAACTCAGCTTTTGTAGAGCCAATTATATTGAACTTACAAAATGAAACATTTAGCGATGATTCCCCCACCGTAAAGCTATTTAGTGGAGACAATTACAATACGTCCCAAGCTGGGAGAGCCTTACTCAACTCTCAGTGGTTAAAACTTGAAAACCAATATAACGGTGGGATAGAGATGTTGCAGAGTAATCCAAAAATATTTGGTGGTCCAAGTCAGGCCCAAAACTCACAACTTGATTTCCAAGCCGCTTCAATTGTGATTCAGCCAACTGGTATTGCCAATTTTGAAGGAGTTAAATACTCTGGAGATTTTTCGGGAGACTATACAGATAGAAGTCTTGTAGATAAAGAATATGTAGATGACCGAACTAATACAGGGGTAATCACTGTCATAACCAATGCTATTGGGGAGGGAACTTTTACGATAGGCAATACTACATTTGTACCGCCCAATATTATTCTAACATTGACTGATGGGGGTGAGATGAGAACAATACACCTAGTCAGTACGGTAGGTAATGTTGTCAATTTTATAGCATATAACGCAAGTGGTCCATTGAACGCAATTTCGGTGGATGTTAATTGGAGCTACTAAAGATGATAAACGAATTAAAATATAAGGTTGGAAAAGAATCAGATGGATATGTCAACAAATTAGTTTGGGGATACAACACTTGTTCTGTAGTTGATGCCAAATCAATTAGACCTTATAGTGAACTACTGGATAGGGAATTGGTGAGAAAACGATATGGAGGTGAATGTATTTGTCCTGAAATAAGGCAAACACTAAATGAAAAGGTCAATCTTCTATTACAGAAAAGTAAAATTGACTCCTTAGAGTTTAAAGATACATCAGGGTATAACTTCTGGGCGTATACTAATTCGGACTGCATTATTCCAACTCATTATCAGAAGTGGTGTTATCAGTGTTTATGCGATCTAAGTGTTAGTATCTCTTTTTACAATAAGGAAAAAGATTGCGATCTCAGCACGCTAACATTTATATCAAAAGAGGAGGTATGTGAACTAACCATTCCATCTATTAAATCTGCTTTAGCTAAAGTGTGCAAATTAGATGTAACTACCACCATAGACACTCATGGCTGCGATCTTGGTGCGCAAGTATTTCTAGCGCAAAACTATTGCTCTCTTGAAGACGATTTTAAAATAACTAATGAGACTTGTGAAATAGCCCACTGCTCATATATAGAAAAACATGGCTGTGATATAAGCTTAAACGCATTTAAACATGCGACAAGTAACTTTCATAATTGTTAATAAAAAAGAATAATGGTAACTAGATATACGCTAACAATTGGCGACGTTTTGAACAACGGTGTAAAATGTTCTACCCCTATTGTGGAGGTTGTGGGTACTGGTGATTTCACCGTATCCTGCATAGATGCTGGCGCAGGTACCTATCTATTTGAGGGGATTCTACCTGAGAATAAGTGTATTGACCTGCTAATTAGTTGTGGTGAATGTTCAGACTGTCCCCCAAAAGAAATTAGAAAATGTGTTTGTGACTCCGACTCTGAGTGTGGGAGTTGCGAAACATGTGGTGACAGCGGATTTTGCGAAACCGTTTGTGTAGACGATTTTTATTGTTTCGAAGATAAGTGTGTGGAGTGTGATGACTCTACGCCATGTCCTGATGGAAAGGAATGTAAAAGTGGACGTTGTGTATGTCCTCAAAATAAACCATTTCTAGTTGGTGGGAAATGCCTCGAATGTATTGCAGACGAACCTTGCCGTGAATGTAAGAATGGTGTCTTTGTAAATAAAGATTGTTCTGGTGTTTGTGATCCAGCATCTAACGGATGTGTAGATTGTCTTGACACTACAGACTGTGATGGTGAGAATGAATGCTGTGTAGGTAAGTCTTGTGACTGCTGTGAAGGCTTCTCACGCGACGTAAGCGGTAATTGTGTACCAACTGCCGAATGTGACGGTGAAACACCTTGTCCGGCTTGTAAGACATGTCAGGATGGAAACTGCGAACCAATTATATGTCCTCCCGGTAAAATTTGTATCGGAGAAGAAGGATGTGTGGAAGAATGTGACTGTAATGAACCATACGCATGTAGTGATGTAACGTCCAGTTGTTTTAGTAGCACCGAAGGATGTGGTTGTGTCCAATGTAAAGGAGATTGTAATAGTGGATGTTCTACAGGTTGCTACTGTAATGGCACAGAATGTGTCGGAGATGTTTGTTATGGTGGAAAATGTCCCTGTACTAATGGTGGAGATTGCCCAGACGGATATGGATGTGACGGTACGAATTGTGTACCTTGTGCATCGCTTGATTGCGATACTTCTGAATGTTCTAATATACTAGGTTGTGGTTGTGCAAACGACGTTTGTATCGACAGCGATGTTGCCTGTGGTAATAGCCCTTGTGTAACGTCTAGCGACTGTGCATTTGGTTGTGCCTGTGATGATGGTGTTTGTAAGTCTTGTGATAACTATAGTTGTGCCGAATGTGGTGGAATCACTGGTTGTGGTTGTACTGGAGTATTGTGTGAAGGTGCTGATACTACATGTGCTGATACTTTCGAAATCACGAAGGACGATACTGTATGTGAATTAACTGCGACACTATCTAAGGGCGAAGAATGTGCGTGTAGTCCGCTTACAGTAGATATTAAAACAAAAAGAAATAGCATTGGCGGTAGTGGTAACTATGAATTATCTTTCTTAGGGGAGGTGAGAAAAGGATTGTACGAAGGTAGTTTAAATACACCTCTGCTTGATAACCTCACTAATGCAGACATCGTAGAGAATGATAGCCCAACAAGCGGTCAAATTACAATTACATCAATTGGTCAATACCGAGAGTATGATGTAAACCCCATTACGGGAGTACGATCTACTCCAACAATTGTTGTTGAACCAGCCATCACTGCTACAGCTAGTTTTATTACTGGAATGGTTGCAAGTATTGATCTGGGATCAATTGAGTATAACCAACTTAATACAACAATTGTAACCGAAACGGATGTACAGGGACGTACAACAAAAGAGATTAGCTATTTCCGTGTAGACATTACTGCGGCAATCACTGATGATTTTGACTTCCCTAACGAGTGTACGTATGGTCAGAAAACAATTGGCTCATATCGTATGACAAATAATAGCGATTTTGAAGCAATTGGTTTTGCATATGGTAGTCACGTTGCTACAACAATCACCAGCCCTGAAACTAGGCTTCCTATTTTCAGGTGGTTTAAATCTGGTACAGATACAATCTCTGGTGACCCGTTTAGAAAACTATATGTTCCATTAACTGGAAATGAGTATATTGATACTATCACTAAAGCTGATGGACTAGAGGCGTGTAAGTTTTACAAAACAATCACTGATTGTAGTTGTGTAGCATCGCCCGACATTAAGGCTGTTTTCTGTAACCCAGAAGATTTGCTTTTCAATGTAACAGGATGTAATAAACAGTTGAATATTAGTCCAACTATTCTCATTCCATGTGATGTGAACCAAGACATTGAGTTCTATTTCCGTGCTGGGAGCCTTTACCAAACTTGGTTGGGCAGTCGTTGGGATGTAATTGCTGGAAACAGTTTCCCATCTACTACCCCTATAACAGAAGTTGCATTTGGTCAGGTTTGTGATACAGAGGGATTGTGTACTAAAACATATGATGTGCCATTTGAGCTTGATGAGTTAACTATATCTGTTAGTCCTACATGTAATGCAAATGGGTTGTCTGGGACATTCGTAGTTCCTACAACGGATGTGGATGCAAGATGTAATATTACATCTATGACAATTGGCGGCGTTACATACATTCCGGGAAATAATGTAACAATTAATACTGGAACAAGTACATACTCGATTGTATGGGCTTGTGGTTGCGATGAGACAACTGGTTCGGTGACGTTCGTATGTTGTGAAAACCTAGATCAAGATATTATCCGCTACTGTGGTGGAACGGTTTCTTGTAACGCTATTACTGGTGTAGTATACAGTGTAAATGGAACAGTGATCGCTGACATTTGCGCGTATGTATCAGCACTTGGCAGAGACGTTGCTGTAAGCATTGTTGCGGAAAGAAGTGGATGTGATTCCATAACTATTCCAATTCCAGCAATCCAAGATCAATGTTGTGATAATTTTGATATGATTTTAATTGATAATGGAGCAGGTAACATTGGAGTGGAATTATTTGGGGAAGCTTCAACTGGCACTGTATTAATTACAAGAGACGACGGTATGGCATTAGCTAATGGGGAGGCTATATCCGGAGGTGGTGGCTCACGTATATTTGTAAATGTAGACAGGAGCTTGAGTTACACATTATCTTTCGTAAGTACATTTAATTGCGGCACTGTGTCAAAAACAGTAAAAGCTACTCTAATTGGTCCGGGGACGGGTACTCCAGAAGGTCCGGCACCTGACGATGATCTCCCACCAGTAACGGGTGGCGGAGTAACCAACGCTATGGGTGTGGTTGCCAATAGTGATTATGAATCATCACAACCTATTCCATCCCCATGTGGGCAGAATACTGAGTTATACAGGTTTGCCACTGGTGGCACATACACTCTTCGTGGAGAGATTGACCCTGTAAACTGTCCTTGTCCATCAACAAGTGCATCATTTGAAATTACTAACGTAAATGATAATGTAGCACAAGAGGCCATTGACATTAGCTACACAACCGCCACAACTGGTGGACCGGGAATGAGTGCAACACTACAAGATGTAGTTATTCGTGACGTAAGCCGTGGAGTTGATTACACAGTTAACCCGAACGAAACCACTACATTAACTATTCCTAAGTCTATTACCACTACCACTGAAACGATAGAAGTAACAGTCACCTATAAACATAAGAGAAATTCTTCTGCTTGGCCCGCGGGACAATTAGGAAGAATTGATAATCTTAGGCTTAGAGATTTTGGATCGGCTGGTTTTGGGGGTCCACGCTATGATTTGTCTAAGGTGAGCAGTGCCTCTGCCACCCTTACTGCAAGCACAGGTACAAGTGGTACTTTCGTTGGGACAGTGTTAGCAAATGATATTGAGTTTATCCCATCTTACCCCTTTGAAGGCACTGGTGGATTTATGATTGGGGACAACCCAAATAGAACTGTTAATATTGCCATAACTTTAACCATGATTACGGGAGAGGTTGAGACAATAATTAGAAATATGCCACTTTACGTAGAGGAAGGGGATAACCTAGACGTTGGTTACAATATATCACAGAGTTTTAATGTTTTAGTCCCGGAGTACACATATACAGAAAGTGACGTACTTCTTCAATTAGTGGTTAATAACCTTGCAGCCATTAATGACTGTAGATACTCTGGCTCAACGTCTAGTATTACACTAGATAGTACAGGTGTAAGTAGTTCTACATTTGTATCAACACCATTAGGTGCGGCTTCAAACCCAGCTTACACTAAATTTGAGTGGAAGGAGGATGGTGTAGTTGTGGCAACTGAATACTCTAATTCAATTGACCAACTAGATGTAGCTGAGGCAGATATTGGTAAAACATACCTACTTACTACAACTTGTGGAACTTGTCAGGAACAACAGACTTTAAACCTCTGTCCTCCAATTAGTGGAACAGTGACACTTGATGCATGTCTTGAAAATGTTGATTTCAATATTTCTGGAGACACAGGTGAGATTTACGACATTACATTTGAAGGCACAACAAATGCAGGTGTAACACTTGTTGCTGGCACTGCCACAACAGCATTTGTCGAAACATTGCTTGAAAACACTGTTTACACGGTAGCCATTGCGCTACAAGGTGTGGCTGGATGTATTGCTACCTTTAATTTTTCTTCTGGCAGCAAGCAGGTTGGATGCCCCTGATCTACTTGATTAGTACATAAATATGGAGCCCCAATGAACTTTTTCATTGGGGCTTTGTTGTACTTTACAAGGTAAACAAAAATATATGAGTAATAGAAATCAAGAATATTTAGATTATATGTACGCCATTGGGGGGAAACCCGATGATATGACATGGAGTGAAATAGGCGAAGACTTTGGCCTAACTGGAAACGCTGCACGGAAAGCATGGACTAGATATGTTGCACGTAATTTAGAAGACGCTAAAAATTTTGGGGATATTAATTCTTCCCAAGAACTAGGTGACACCGGACCAACTTCCCCACCTTCTTTAGAGGGGATGGTTCGAACAAAAACAAGGGAAATTTCTCCGGGGAAGTGGGTATCATCCTACGAGCTTGCACCTGAGAATATTAAGCAAGAAGAGGGTGCTGACCTTGTCGCTGCATTTCAGCGCATTGTTTCTAAGTATGAAAGCCCTCCCGTTGAAGACAATTACCAAATCCAAAATAATGGAGATGTTTTAGTTGTAGTAAGTTCTGACAAGCATGTTGGGGCTAAAATTAAAGGGGATAGCTTCCTTGATGATTTAGAATATGGCGAAGATACTTTTCGGGGCAGAATGATGTTGCTTGCCAGTAATATTGTCCAACGCAGTAAAAAGAATGGTGGATTTAAAGAACTAGTCGTATTTGACCTTGGAGATGCTGTAGATGGTTTCGGAGGAACGACAACACGGGGAGGACACAAACTTCCACAGAACATGTCAAGTGAAGAAATGTTTGATGTGTATATTAAAGTTCACCTTGACTTCTTCAATTATCTGGTTAAAGAAAACGTTGCTCATTACTACACTTTTGTAGGAGCCTCAAATAGCAACCACGGAGGTTGTGACGATTATGTTTGTATGCAAGCATTGAACCTGCTCCTAAAACAACGTTTTGGCAGTATTTTCGAGGGACACATTGAGACTGACTTCATCTCATTAAAAACCGTTGAAGCATATGGTAAAGAATATAACTACATTTACAGCCACGGAAAAGATAAAGAAGATCGCAAGAGGGGACTTCCATTTCATATCGACCTGAAAACAATCAATTTCATTGATAGCATGGTGAAGCATTGGGGACTGTTTGGGGAGCATGTATCATTTATTAAAGGAGATTTACATCAGGCGGGTTATGAGAAAAAACCTAATTTTGATTACATTAATGTTCCCTCGGTATTTGGATCATCAGATTGGATGATTAATAACGGATTCCCTCGCGCAACACCGGGAGCGTATTTCGAACATATCTCTGGACTTGGACGAACTACTGGATTTATTGAGTTGGATGTTAAAAAATCTAATCACAATATTGACCAAGAATACGGAGAGATCAAAGCCGTGTCTGCTTGGTCCTCACAATCGCGCACATAGTACATATTAAAACCCATAATAAAGGGGCCTGATACGAAAGTGTTAGGCTTTTTTGTGTTTAAAAAACATATTAGAACAATATTGATTTGAAATTGTTTACTATATATAGCAGATATTATTATTAAATATATTTGGAATTTACAAAGAGATAACAAAAAAAGTAAATATGTACCAAATACTATCTTTCCCGGATTTAATGAGTGCTTTAAAGAAATAGTTTATGGATAATAATATTTATTCGTTTAGACATGCAGTTAATGAGTGGTTAACTTATGTTTCAGATTATAGTGGTAAAATTTCCGACGATCATGGCTGGTCTTATCAAAGCGTTGTAAATAAGCTTTTAGATCACCGATCTGTCATAATTCAAGATGTAAAAAAGGAAAATCAAGGATTGAGTGACGCAATGCGTCAGGTACTTCGTTGTGTCCCAATGGATCGTGTTCCAAGAGTTGAATGCCCTTGCGCTCCACCAAATGGCTGTTATTGGGCTAAATCTAAAACTGCAATACCTACACCATTAGTATTAAGCTATGTTTCGGATGTTCAGGGAAAAGATATGTTCACTAAAACCGCGTGGAAAGATGTTCATCGTCTTCCAAAATCAAGAATTAAGTCTAAATTAAATAGGAGGCATTACCTTCTTCGCGAGGATGGATTTGGAAAAACACACCTTTATGTGTTAGTTCCCGAACCATTACCCGGAGAACCCCTCCATATACCATCTTTCACGCTCGCTGGCGTGTTTATGGACCCAATTGACGTAGCACGTTACCCTGACTGCAATGGAGGCCGTAGGGACGCTGTGTGCGATCCGTTAGATGTCCCATATTTTACAGATAGAACACTGAGAATACAGATATTTAGTAGTTTGAGTATGGAAATACTACAAGCAAAGGGTCAAGCTCCTTTAGATCGGGTGAATGATGATACTAATATCCCACAACAAAATATTACTAAGGGCTAAAAACTGGATAGTAGTTAAAAATACGAACATGGACGAAACTAAAGTAGCAAGTAAGGCATGGCCTTGCAAAAAGAACCACTTATATAACATAAAAGATATGTGGACGCATTATAAAAGAATGTGTTGGGTTAAATTTCATGAAAATGGTCGTGATCCGCAATGGAAACCACAGCTTAACTATAAAGACTATAAGGAAATAATTGAGGAAAAATTCGAAAATATTGAAGATCGGGTGTTTTCAAATAAGCCCGTGACCGTTAAAGATTTCGGGACACTGTATATACAAAAATATAAATCTCACGACCGTTTGGTTGGGCCAAAATCTAACATTTCGCTTCAAAAAAGTTTAAAGATGCCTTTTAAACGTAAATATTTCTACCGACTGATTTGGGACAAAACTCAATGTAATATTAAAAATTCGCAATATTATGTGTTTAATCTGATTAGGGGTACAAAAGGTCGGGGCAAAGAACGTATTAAAACCAAAGGTAAAAGATGGTAAATGGAAAAATAAGTGCAAAAGCTATTATAGCTGAGTACATAGAAGACGCCGATCTGCAAGAAGCAATTGATGAATCCCTTTTTATTCGATGGATAACTGATTACGACAATATGACGGGTATTGCGGAGGAACTTTCGCACCATATATGCCATCTCTATGTAGATGGTTATAAAACAGAAATGCCCGATAACTTTAAAAAGGCGCAGCAGGTGGTTGCAAGAACCAAAAAAGATTTCAGTTATTCCCGAAAAGAGGTTGTCAATAGTTGGTTAACTCATACACAAGACCCTAATTGTAAAATCGAGAGTGAATTGGTTTGCAATAAGTGTGCTTTAAATGATCCAGACTGTAAAATATGTAGATGTGAAATACCAATTTATGAAGTACCTATTGATCGAATTTGGGAAATCGGTAACCCTCAGCATTATCTTAGCGGCTGGGAAAGAAGTGGGGTTATCGGTAAAGGAAAAGGTATTAAAAGAGATCAAACGACGGAATGGACACCGTTAAGGTCTGCAATGGACGATTTCTATAAGGAGAAATATTTCCTAAACGACTGCTTGAATTTTAATTCAGGTGCTTGCGGGAATAATAGTTTTTCTTTAGAGCCGCCATATATAAATGTAGATTTTGAGGAAGGAGAGATCATACTATCTTATTTAGGAACCACTCTGGATGAAGATGGTGATATTATGGTTGTAGATGATGCTCACTACCTTGAAGGACTTATTCACCACCTAGATTATAAATGGTGGAATAGGGAAGCAAAACGTCATGCATTTTCCGGAAGAACCAATATGCGCTTATTCAAACAGTATGCAAACCAAGCCAAACAAGAACGTGAATTAAGTATATCCAGATATAAAGCAAGGACAGTTGTTCCTGATTATAAAGAATGGAATACATTTGTTAAGAAAGTTTGGAACCAAAGAATACCTAATAGGAATTTTGATGAGAATTTCAAACGTGGCGACAATGTTGAGTTGTTTAAAAAGTATGATCGTCTATTGAAAAATGGAGATCGCACGAAAAGATTCACACAGATTGGATATTTAAAAGGAGATAATGGGTAAGCATAGAAATTCTTTTGAGGGAGGTCTACTTCGTGATAGGTCTGATAGCTTTGCTCCACCGCAAACATATTCAACAGCATTGAACGCCGTTCATGAAACCGAGAATGCATCAAATGTTGGATTAACAAATGAGCAATCAAATAAATTGTCTGTTGATCTTGGTGGAGAGATATTGGGTACAACATACATTGAACAAATAAGAAAAAGCATCATTTTCGTTAATGATGGGGGAAGTGTTATATACTTATTCGATCATACAAACGATGAATTAGAATTTGTATTAAATGACACAGAATTCGGTTGTTCTTGGGGTTTTGATTCTTGCGAGTTTATGTATGCCGAAGTAAAGGAGCATAATAAATGTGATGATATTTATATTTATTTTTCATCAAACTGCAAGTATTATGTAGTAAATATCACCGAAATGCTTGATCCCGTCAGGAAATCTTCTGTGAGGTCATGTGAAGACTGTTCCTATTTCGAATTAGTGCATCCTATTTGCACCCCTGTTGTAAACGCCACTCCCATTCTTTTTGGGGGAACTACATTAGAGTCCGGGGCGGTTGCTTTTTCAGTTCGTCTTACAGATAGTGATGCCAACACTACCAACTGGTTTCCAATTTCATCCACAGTTACATTAAAAAGTGAAAATAATCTTCCGGGAGAACCCTCTATCAATGCTGTAGAGGTATCGTTCAGTGGACTTGACATAAGGTATGAATATATTGAAATAGCTGTTGTCAAGACGGGGGCCGGGGTTACCAACGTTTCACGGCTGGAGAAAATGGCATACTCGGGGCAAACTTATTCTTTCACATACTATGGTCAGAAGGGTTTCCCTATGACTTTAGCTGAAATAACAACTACTACAAAAGTATATCTACAAGGTAAGGATTTAATTCAGCATGATGGTAGATTATTTTTCTACAATATAAAAAGAGAGAAAAACCTCAACTACCAAAAATATGCTAATGAAATAGCACCCCTATCCACCGTATATCAAGTTCCCCTGCGTGAACAACTAAAATATAGGTACCCATCCCTCCAAAGGGGGGAGTGCTATTCATTTGGAATAGTTTGGAACTACCAAGATGGAACATCCTCTAAAGCATTTTCTATACTTGGGAATGGGGGCGGGGCCAAGTCTAGTTCAAGCTCATTTCCAAGTACCCCACCACTAACAATGAATTGGGACACAACAGATCAGCTTCTACGGAAGACAAATCCAATAAATGAAAACACGGAAGCAGATGTACTTGAATCGGCGTTTAAAACTGATATAACCAACATAGACACCAATGAACAAAGTTTAAAAGATGGTGCCGCGTCATTGGACCCACATTGTTGTGATGGTGCAGGGAACCCTATTATAGTCCCCGGAGAAGCATCTGCTGCGATTAACGCAGATATTGATGACGTTAGTAATATGATTCAAAATGTTCTAGAGGACATGGCAGAGTTTTCAGAAAGTAAGCCAATAGAAGATGTCACTTTAAATAAAACAACGTCTCTTAAAGAGGCTGCACTAGAATTATTTACTAAAGCTGTTGAGGATCGGGAATATATTGTTCAAAAAACTCCCCAACTTACAGTTATTGGGCAGGAGAGTGACAGCAACCCAGTACAAGAAAAATCAAAAAATACAGCTAATAGATTTGATGTTTGGGTTGATAATGATGGCAGAAATCTAACTGACTCTGTTCCGGATAAAATTAATTTTGAGTTGCCATTTATTGAAACATTTTCTGGGCTGCAATATCCCAACCTTAAAGACTGTGAAGGAGAACTAATGTTCCCACAAGGAAATATTAAATGTTTTAAGGCTCCAACCTCAGACTTAGTTCCCCCATTCTCTAACTTTAACACACAAGTTGGAACAAGCCTAGCCCCATCTGCCGACCCATACTCCGAGATAAAGATAAATCTTATGGGGGCTAAGTTTACGAATATTCATATTCCAACAGCAGCAGAACTACCTAAACCACTTTGCCCAACAAAACCATATAGTATTGTATATGTGCAAAGGGGTCCGAATAATAGTACAGTTATAGCTAACGGTTGGACGGGCGGTACATATATTGGTTCAAACAAAAATAAGTCGTATTATTTCCAGCGACACGGGGTTAATAGCCGTGACCATGTATTTCGTGGAGTAGATCAAAGTGGATCAAGAATTGCTGAGGGGGGCACTGATGGCTCTTACACATTCCACAGTCCAGATACGGATTTCACACAAGGTAGGTTGGATGCGACAAAGATTAGGTATAATTTTAATCTAACTGGTGCTGGATGGAGATATGGTTTATACGCCAAAGGTAGTGAACCAAATGACAATTGGACAGGCCAGCGTGTAGACCAACGTGGCGCTAGGATAGCTAACAACCTCACTGGAGTACAATTGACGACGGAAGCTGGGGAGTTTGATATTAGTGCCCTCACACCCGTTAAAAACGGCACTGTGGCATCCCCTGTTGGGGATATGGCCTACGCAGTAGATGGCGTGTATAATGACAGTAGTGTATTCTTTAAACTTGGAAATAATCAAATACCCGGAAATGATCCCGACACTTCTTTTACCGGGGATGTATTAAACCACACTGGACAAAGCTTTTGTAATAGCGCGTATGTATCCCTTTTAAGAGAACTTCCAAATCAGTATGGCGGGATTGAAAACAGGTCGTATATTGACCTTGGGGTTTACGGAAGACCCGGATGGACTGAAACGGAAGGTATTTGTGGGGATGTATTTATTGGGCCATACTCAAAACGACGTACATCATTTGTTTCTGAAAAAGTTGGCGACAGCTACAAAATAAAAAGAAAGCGTGGAACTGTACATCGAGATGCTAGTGTTTGTGACATGCCGGATGACCACATTTTTGAGCTTTTGGGGCTAAATATAAACAACACTGAACTACCGAGAAGCGGAGACGAACAGGATGCCCGTAACTATGCTGGGCTATACACCGATCCTAGTGTACGCGGGGCAACTGAAACCCATCAAAATACATTGGATAATTTCACTACTCCAATATACGACGCATACTATCCGGGTACGGTGACGGGTATGGTGTATTCAATTGTTGAGTCAAGGGTAGTGCCTTGGGAACGCACTACAGGACAAGCAGAAGAAGATCGTATATTCTACGAAGATTTAAAGGGTTTTAATCTGGATAGTGATGCCAATGAAAACAGACCTTGGGAAAGATGTTATCTCAACCATATTAACTATGTGCCCGTATATCAACCTTCTCGTAAGCAACTAGCCAATATAGCTTTGGTGAGAAACATTATAATGCTTTTAATTCCCGCAGCATCACTCGCTGGAATTGCAGATATAGAGGGGGTATTTGAGGCCATCGGTACAATGTTTGTATCAACTGGTATTTCAGCACTATTTATGTTAGCTGCACATACATTATTCACTACAGATAGTCTTAGACGTTTATTTGGAATTGAGCCTTGTTATACAGACACAACAGATGGGGGGAAATTCTTTAAGTCTGAACGGCATAAAGATAATTGGAATAGGTATAATTGGGATTATTCCAAGCTCACCACTGAAAACCAATATTTAGGGATTAACAGTCTGTATAATACTTGTGATTGTTCGGAATGCCTAACAGATGATATTAACCAACGTGGTGGACAAACTAGTAAAGAGATATACCACTCTGCTAAACAATCCCTTGATAGTGAAATAGACGCATATAGAAATATTAAAATAGGTGCTTATAACGAGCTTCCTGTACACGCTGGTAATATTCGTAAGATGTTCCTGCAAAATAATAACATGTACGTCCATAGTACCAAAGGCATATGGATGGTACAGATGGCTGCGGGTAATTGGCCCGCCGACATCGGAAGTCAGTTGACAGGCGTGGGGGATTTGCTTTTACGCCCAACCCTGATGTTCGACAGTGGAATGGGGGAGGGAGCGTTAGGCACTAATCACCCGAACGCATCAATTAATGTTCCGGGAGTAGGTTATTTCTTCGTTGATGATGTTGCTAGAAAAGTAATTCAATTCAATGGTCAAGCAATACCCATCTCTGATGCAGGAATGAGGAAATTTTTTAATAACCAAATTGGTTTCTGCGAGACAGGAGATTGTCACGATGAAATTAATGCCCCTAAATACCTACTTGGTTGGGATCATAAATATAACCGACTTCTATTTACTAAGAAAGACCCAAATGCAGATGCTAGTTTCACACTATCATATACACCAAGCGGGGGACCAATGGGCAAATGGATTAGTTTCCATTCATATATCCCGGACTTCTATTTCCGAGATAGGTATCAAATGTTTTCAATAGACGGAAGTAAAATCTATAAACATAATATTAAAGAAGAGTTTCAAACGTTCTACGGAATCAAATATCCTCACTTTATTGAGTTTACACTCACTGACCAAAATTCAGGATTGAAGTATTTTGAAATTGAGAACCTTTCTGTACTTGGTGAGGCTAGAAATGGTATGAATAAAATGATTGACAAGACATTTGACGAAGCTGTTTTCTGGAATTATAAAGATTCAACAGGTTTAGTAAACTTAAATTTTGTTAGTGATAGATTTGTTCACAACAGGAGTCAGAAAAAAAAGGCACAAGATAATGCCGACGTAATCAATATTACACGCAAACAGGACCGATTTGTTATCAATGATGTACGTAATAGATTTAACTTAATGTGTGATGAATTTGTTAATATTGATGAAGGAACTTCGTGTACACCAATAGAAAATGTTGAACATACAATAGAATGTTTAAGTAGGTATAGTCAGGATTACAACAAAAGAAACTTCGGAGGTCGTTATATAAACGTTAGATTAATCTATAATGACGTGGACGACAGCGAGTTAGTTACGCATTTTATTGATTGGGAAGATGTAGAAAGAGAAGATAACAAAAATTAAAAGGAATGTTTAACAACTACGGGGAAATATTGAGTAAACTATTTAAAGATCAAGATACTGCCAGCGGTATTGGCAACTTATTTAGCGGATTCCAAGAGCAAAATGCTATGGGCAATGGTGGTGCAATGGATTTAAATAGTTATAGCACTAACGCTTTTCAGGGGTATAACTTCAAAAATGGTGGAGTTGTAGAAATGTATAACAAAGGCGGTGTAACGGAGGGGGAAATAGAGTCCCGCCAAGAAAGCCCCGCAGAGAAAGTATTGAGTGAACTTGGTATGGATGTTGGTGCTTATCGTAAATATCGCGATCTAGTTATCAATCATGAAACCGGGGGTACATTTGATCCGAAACAGAAGCAAGTTGGCGGTGGGCCGGGGAGGGGTTTGTTCCAGTTTGAGGCAGATAGTGCTAAAACTGCGGCAAAACGACTTAAAACATATTTTGCAAATAAAAACCTACCGTCACCTGAATTTCTTGAAGGTGTTAGCGATGCGACTGAACTATCTCCGGATGAACAAGAACTATTATTTGCGGGGCAAATGATGGATAAAATTAAAGATAGCGAAAAAGGCGGATTTAAAGTACGTTTGAATAAAACATTTAATCGAGATAGTTGGGAAGAAGATGATTTTGCAGATGCGTGGATAAATAATCATAACAAAACGCAAGGTGTTGAACGGGCCGACCGTATAAACAAATTCAAAAGCGATTCCAAGGTCATTTTTGATAAAGCTGGGTCGCTGACAACAAGGGAGACACAAATCACACCTTTTGTCGATGAAAATGCATTAATGGCTCAAGATTTTGATTTTATGCAATATGCTGATAATCCTGATAAAGCATTTCTAGGTAAACTAATTAAAGAGATTGGAAAAGGCGCAAAACGGTTCATCAAACAACCTTTAAAAACAATTGGAAAAGGACTTGGGGAACTTGGTAAAGGTGTTGCTGACACAAGTCTAAGTCTTATTGGTGCCGGGGACGTTATTAACAACAGCTACCTTGACAGAGATAAAACACTTGGTAATATAGCAAATGTTACTGGAACAGTTGCCCGTACTGGTTTAGATTTTCTTGTCCCCGGAGCAGGTGCAGCCCTTGGTGCTGTTGGTGGTGCGTTAAACGGTGCTGCTCAAAACAATCAAGCAAATAAACAACAACGGGAAGCACAAGAAGGGTTTAATAATTCAGCAGCGGGAGGTATGCAGGAATTAATGGGTCTGCTAGGTGGGGGATTCTCAGGAATGGGAATGGGTCAACAACAAAATCCAATGGCTATGCTATCTTCATTATTTGGTGTAGGTCAATTTGAGAATGGTGGTATTATAAATGCTATCCCAGAAGGTTTAGAAGGAGTTCAAGCTGAAAAATATAGGGGCAAGATAGAGAAATTAATTCTTCCTGATGGTATGATTGCAGATAGTAATGCAAAAAAATCTCATGAAAGAATGGATGACGATGAAGTCACTGACGTACTTCCGGGAGGATCGTATATAGCATCTTCGCGACCTAATATGAAACTATCGCGAGATAAGATGGAAAATATTATTTTCGGGTATAAATCTCTGCCATATGAAGAACATGCAAAAGGAAAAGTTCCGGAACTGGTTACAGCCGCAGATATTATCCCAACAAAGAAGAAAAAAGTATTACCTAGTGAATATGCGGAATTAATAAAAAAAACATTCCCTGTGTACGATCACGATGATATGTTCACTAGAGCAGCAAACACAGAAAATATGGCAAGTCGCGCACCCTACCTACAAGTATTAGTTGAATTAGGAGAAAATAAAAGACAAACTATAGAAAGTGCGTCTGGACAGTTCAAGTATGGCGGTTATGTAAAACCTCGTAAGGCATTAAATGGGCTTGCGTTGGGGGCAATAGGACAAGGGGCAAACTTACTCGGAGGTATTTTAAATCTAGGATCACAGCGTAAAGAACTAAAAAACCAAGAACAGTCATTTTACGATTTAAATAAAAGGTTACAAGCTATAAATAATACATCAATGGGTGTCGGTATTGCGGGTCAACTGGCACAAGACACAACGATGCAAGATTATAAATCTGACTTCTCACGATTAGAAAACTTCAACACAGGCACACCTCAATCATTTATTGATGCACAAGCCGCACCTAATGTGGATGTAGCAAGCATGATTGATCGTTTGGGTGATCGTGGTGGTATCGCTGCTTTGGCTAATCTGAATAAACAAACAACAGACAGCCGTAATAATGCGGCAATAAATGCCCGTAATCGCCAACAACAATTGGACTTCGATATTGCAAATAGAATTACACAAGGTGAAAACCAAGATCGGGATAGAAATACAAATCTAAGGCATCAGGAAACCTCTGCACGTAATAATGTATTTAATAACATTGCGGGGCAAATTCAGGGGGGATTACAAAATGATGCTTCGCTTCAAAGCAACGCATATAATATTACCTCTGAGCTTGGTATGCAACGTGCGGGATTGACGGGGCAGGGACTCGCTATGGCGGGTAATGCAATGGGTAATATTGCAGGGATGGCAATGGCTGACCCAAATTATAGTGCAAATTCTAGTTTATTTGGTGGTTCGTCACAGATTCCCCAAGCACAGGGTCCAGCACAAACAATGGATAGAAATCAGATATTAAATCTCTTCCCGCAAAATAGCTTTACTCCACCAGCACATCCGGGACTTAACACCGTCCCTACGATACCTAATTACAATTCACCTTATTTTAATCCATTCTTTGGACAATAAACAACAAGCATGATTTCACAGACAACTCCAGCCGGGATAAGAATTGGTCCAATCTCAGGTCCGAGGACGCAAGTTGGGCTAAAAACCCAGCCATTTAATCCTGAACCTTATTTTAAGGGTCAGCAAATGGCGATTAATGCCACAGTACGAAAGGATGCACAATTAGCAGCGCAAGAGAAAGCGCAATTGGACTTTTTAAAAGAACAGAATGCACAATTTAAAAATGTTGCAGGAAGTGCTGGTAAAAGCGAATTAATATCAGGCAGTGGTATTGATGTTGACCCCCTGACACTTAAAGGGCGGGGGGCGTTGACTAAATTTAACGAATATCAATCCAAAATGCAACAGGAAATGTACGCTGAAACAGCTAAAGCAACAGATGGAAGCGGAAAATTGGATCAAATTACTGCGGGTAGAAATGTTGGCATAATCCAACAAAAATATCAAGATTTAATATTAAATGATCCTGATATTATAGAGGCTTCTATAATAAGTAGAGATCGCCAACAGTTTATTGATAATGTAGATAAGCTTGAAAAAGATGGATATTTTGTCAGCCCTAGAGCTAAAAGAGAGGCACTAGAAGCAGCAGACAATTATCTAAATGATGGAACAGGGGAACTGTCATATGACAAATCTGTATTTAATACAGAAGGGATGGCGTTTCGCGAAGAGAAAATGGAAACCGACACTATGCAATTAATTGCCGATGCTGTTGGAGAGACAGATTTTGCAAGAGTGGTTAGTGCTGCGTCATTAGGAGAGGGTTATCAGTCGGGAGATGGCTTAATCAGTGAGAAAGGGACAGTGCAGAATGAGAGGAAGCGAGCTATTGAAATTGCAAGAGAACGTATTGAAAAAGACCCTAGAATGAAAGCTTTTATTCAAGATAGGTATAACATGGACCCCCAAACCTATCTTGAAACACGTATTGACGGTTTACTAAACGAAGATGATAAACGAGAAATCGTTACTTCTATGACCGGAGCGACAGGTGCAGCTACAGGTCGTAGGCAAAGGGAGAAGTCTGCCGCAGATCAAAAACGAAAAGAAACGACAAATAACTATGGTATTGAAGGTAATACTGAAAAAGATAAATACCTACGTTCTATTGTAAAAGATATGGTTGCGCGTGACCCTAAATTAAGAGCAACAAGGCGACAACTAACTGATGCGCAAGATTTTATTGAGGCACTCAATGAAGCAGACGATCTCACACTCAATGGCGATAACATTAGAATTGATAGAGCAGGAAGAACGGTTGTGCGGGAGATTAACCCAGATGGTAGTCTTGGTTCAGTGATTAAATCATTCGGTCAAGCGGAGGCAAACCCCGATTATACAGGGGGGGTGGAGCCTGATGGAAATGTTGGTGGATTGTTGGCCCTTATTGATAAAACTGAATCGGGTGGTGATTACAATGCTTTATATACATTCGCTAATAAAAATGAGGATGGTCCATTTGGTAATGTGGTATTAAGTGGCATGACGGTGAATGAGGCTATTGATTTTGCAAGTAAAAGGGGGAAAGGAAGTTATGGTCAATTTGTAAAGGATAAATTAATCGCAAGTAAAGCTGCTAAAATTGCAGCGGGGAAACCTACAGATCATAGAGATCGTGCAAGGATCGCAACGCCAATGGGTCGTTATCAGATGACAGGGACAACTCTGAAAGAGTTAAAAGCTTCAATGGGTCTTACTGGTAATGAGCTAATGAATGCCGAGACGCAAGATATGTTATTTGCGGGTAAGGTTAAAGAACAATTAGCTCGCGGTGATACAATGGCTGAGAAAATGAAATTTTTGCGTGGAACATGGGAGGGATACACCCATGTTGATGATGCTACCCTTCAAAAAGCAATTGAGCAATATGAGAGTGGGGATCAGGAAGTATCTGTATCTCCCGAAAACGCGGAAACAAGTCAAGAACCCGTTTCGGAAAAATCTATTGCAACAGAAGCCTCCCCTCATGTAAAACGAGATGGCTCAATTACAACAGATCAAAAGGAATTTACAGGAGAAGTAAGATCATATCTTGAAGAAGGTCGTAATATTGATGCTATTATGGAATCAGCATCAGTATCACAAGCAACAAAGAAAAAACTTGAAGATTATAAAAAAGCGATTCAAGAAGAGAAAGATGCACCTCGAAGTAAAAAACAAGCAATTCGTGATAAAATTAGTAATATCGTTGGAGTTTTGGACGACCCCGAAGTTTTTAGGGGATATGTTGAGAAAACACTGAACGATGAGGAAAAAACGAGAGCTTTTGAAGCATCAATGACAGGTCAACTATCAAATATCCCAAAAGGTGGTAGTTTTCAATATGATATTGAGTATAGAGAAGCTAAATCAGGAATGGGTGGGACTGCTCCAACAGGTGATTTAAAAAACACTACATTGGTTATTGGTCATGATGATGATGGTTTATTCGCGGAGTTTAATGTAGGACTTGGTGATAAAACGGTTGAAGCTGATAATATGACTGATTTAGTAAAACGTATTCGTAATAAAGCACCATTTATGGAGTACCCAAGCGATGTAGTTGACTTAGCGTTTGACCATAAAGTTAACGGTGTAAGCCCTAACCTAGCGCAGCCCATAGAACAAGACTTGACAAATGAACTTAATTCGGATGATATTGTTAATGATGTATTAAGTAAAGTTAATGCTAGTTTAACCGATGGAGAGTTTACCCGTGAACAGGCACTTGACTATATAACTGGTAAAAATAAAGACGGAGCTATTGATGACATTTTAAATGGATTGACTACTGTGGAAGTTGAGGTTGTTAAACGCGCACAAACCAAATCAAAAGCGCAACAAGGATTTGATAGCCTTTAAAAAGCAAGAATAATGGAAGAAGAGAATATTATTAAACTTTATGATGCGTTGGGTGGCGACGATCAATTCGGCGGGATTGATGGATTTAAAACAGGTCTGGAAAATGAAGAAAACAGAAGGAAAG